TCCGGTGGACCCTTGTGTTTTAGTTCATCCACTCCTTCCGGTATGTCGACAATTCCGTCTATCATATCGGGCAGAGCAAGACTAAACGAGATCGGTAATCCAATTAATTGTATCACATCACATAGTGTGAGATCTAGTAAGTCTAGCAGTTTTCCCAGACCGATTGCATCAAGGAACTTCTTAATCTTGCGCAACCACATATTGAACAGTTCCTTCATAGTGATAATCTTCCAGTCACGTGCGGCCGTTACGAGTTGATGCACGTGCTCTTCGATAGACTGAACAGTTTTGTCTATCTCTCCACCCAAGATCTCACTCAGTTTGATATCGAACGGTGCTGGTAGAGGAATTGCTAAGTCCATGAGCTCATCAACAAACTCATCCTTAATCTTACCTAATTCTTCGGTGGCATCGAAGTTCTCGATGTCTTCCTTGAGTTGTTCTGCGGACTCCTCCAACTCCTGTGCTTTCTTTTCCAGATCCTCGACCTGCTGCTCGATGCGACCAATCTCTTCGTACATCTTTTCCTTTGCCAAATCTATCAGTGCTCTAATCCATTCTGCCACATCGAACGACAGTGGAATAGGTAGATCGGGCAGACCAAGTGCGTCCCATATCTCCTTAAACTTACCGATCAGTGTGTCGAATAGTTTGAAGAGGGTCATCGTACACCATTCCATGATCTCGTTTTTAATATAAGACCACGTGAGTTTTGCCTTGTACTCATCACATATTTGTCCGAACTCACCGTCAAAGTATCGATACTGTTCAGGTACCAGCATATAGAGAGTGTTTAAGACCTTTGCCTTTTCATCGTTCAACATACCTAATGCAGAATCATATGCGTCCTGTTCGAGTTTCCCTGATTCGAGATCCTCTTGCAATGTCTTTAACTTTGTGGTATACTCTTCAGTGACTCCAGCAATCTGTGCCTTGAGTTCTGCCTGATAGTCTCCCTCCATAATCTTCAATACATTGATAGAGAGTCCTAGTATAGGAACCTCGAACTCGACAGGAATAATCTTAGAGATCATCTCCATCATCTTGACCGGAACAAAGATGTGGTACTCCTGAATCAGTTCAGTGAACGCATCCTCTGCTTCCTTCTCCCAGTCACGGACATTACCCTTTGACCACCACGGAGCAAACAGATCTGAAATATTTTCTATTGTCTCCTCGACATCTTCGACCGTACCCATGATCTCATCGTAGATCTCAGTGCCTAGGTCGAATGATTCGAGTGCTTGAATCTGAGACTGCAGTTCTGCCTTTGCGTCCTCCGGAGCATTCTTGATCTGCTTCTCTAAATCACGTATCTGTGTCTCAATCTCTTCACCCTTTGCTGAAAGGTCAAGTTTTGCAGCGTCCACATACGACGTGATCTGAGGTGGTATGTCACTCAGTTTATTAAATAGATTGACAATGTCTGCCTTCTTTGGTAGTCCACCACCTTCGCAAGACAGTTCAAGAGTTAGATCCACTAGAACGTCTTACCATTGATACTGACACCAGCACCTGATATAAGGTTGATGCCCTTGGTTGAATCTATCGTTGTAACGCCCTTGACAGTGATGTTGCAATCATTTACAACTTCGATGATGCAGTCATTCATCACTTTAATCTTGAGGGTACCGTCCTCTAGCATCTCGTAGTGCGTACCTGAACGATGTCTCTCTTTGATTCGTTCTTTCCCTTCGGTATCGTCATACTCTTTGTAGTGACCTCTCTCAGTCTCGTACACTTTGTTATACGGATAGTTCTCCTCTGCCAGTGAATTGTCGTCACCTTCCTTTGGCATTGCACCGATGACTAACGGCAGCTGTGAGTTAGGTCCATCAAGAAACATGCCGAATACGTTAGTACCCACTAACAGACCAACGTACTGTCCAGTGCTCTTGTGCACACCCTGCGTAACAGGTACAACGATCTGTGCCCACGGTAAATCTTCGGGTGCGATATCATCATATACACCGTATACATTCACCTTCACACGACCCAACTTCTTAGGATCGTTATTGTCGACGACCTTGCCGACGAACCATCGGGTCTGGTCTCCATAATAATCAATAAAATGCTTCGGGATCATTCTTTGACACCACCATTAGATAATTTAACACAGGAGAGGGATACGTCATACCCTTCCGTTTTGAATGAATGTTTAGCCGCAAAGACTAGGTAGTCCCCCGACTTGTGTGGATCATACTTTCCTTCTTCGTCAACCATGTTCGCAGACTGGAATAGTATGCGTGTTGGCACACCAATCGTCAGATGCGACGTAGTTAGATAGTCAAACCCATCGACAGTTACAGTCATTGGGTTGAATACCATGAGATTCTTGATTGTTCGACTGATTATATTCAGTCGGTACTCAGACGTCTCTTTAGATTGATTAAAAGAGTCCGTGCCTTCGAACCCTTGAAATCCACCAATCTGAGTGATCACTCGATTAGTCATCTCGTTGAACGGTTTATTGTCGACCTTGGAGTCATCGGTATAGAAACGTTTACGACTTAATAACTCATCCTTGTCCAACGTTTCCATTACGTGCTTTACGATATCAAACTCTACTTTGGTTGACTTATCTGCAAGTACATCGTAGTATTGATACTTGGCACCGATCAGTGCTTTGTCAATCATGTCTAATAGATTCGATGTTGATCGATGATCATGGTTCTTAATAACACGTCGACGCTGAGTTTCTCCTGCTGTGCTAGAGGCATTATTCACATACGGTATACCACCCTTTCCACCGTTCCAAGGATCTAGTTGCATCATCGACTTTATATCGATCAAGTAGAGATGATCATCACGCAGTCGAGAGTGTAGATAGAACGGATACCCTTCGACTGTTGTCATGCGATTCTTCACCCAACACATTGCATCGACCGGAGTAAGATTCGGGATGATCATTTTCATGTCTTGAATGTCTTTACTAGTGCCCTTGACCTCTTTGTCGATAAACTCCTTAGCAATCTTTGCGACGACGACCGAAGGTGTACCAGAATAACTCTTGTTAACATTCTTTAGATTGGATTCGTACCAGTGTGCTTCAATGAGATGTAATATGAATACTTCGGTATCTTCGTTCTGATCTGCACGAGAGGACATCAAGACCTTATCGATGCGAAACGTCTTGTCGACATAAGGCATCATGATCTTCGGATCTTCGGTAAAGTACTCGATCTTTATAGTCACCACATCACTACTGCGAATGTCGAAGTCAGTCATGATTGCACGTGTGTCCGTGAACATCATTGTAGCAGTAAGATATGGTTTATCTAGGTGCTCGAAGATATCGATATCGGTAACTAAGTACTTGATATCAATAGTCGTATCGAACGAACTTGAATGTAAAACAACCGAATCAAGTTTGTACGGGGTGTTCTGTTCGGCAGTCATAATTAACCTATTGCGTCACGGAATGCCTTTACTACATCACCGACGACCGATTCTTTGAGTGTTCGAATTTTTCTTAATTCGTTATTAGTTGTTCTATAGTAGTCGTAATGACTAACTTGTGCTGGTGTGACAACTTCACCATCGACCGTTGTGTGCTTTCCTGTATAAGGATCGATGTCTACCTGTTCACCGTTATACGTGTGATACTTGGTCGATAGGTATTGAGGTTCAGCAGAGTAGACAGTCAGTGTCTGAATTTCTTCGGATTCACCAACCACCGATGTAATGTCTTCACCGGATGATACGAACACACCCTCGTATACTTCGATCACGAGTTGACCTAGGTTCACATCACGTGATAGGACTCTACCTGAAGCACCTGACGTTTGTCCTGTAACCAACTGGCCGACGAACATCTTGTCTAGCATGATTTGGTTAGTGTTTACTACGGTATGGGGTAGATCTTTCTTCACCTGATCGAGCACTTGCAAGTCAGTTCGAGGCCACCCACACTCTCGTAGGTCTGGATTCATAAGATAAAACGTCCAGTGCAACTGTGGATTATTGTACAGTTTGTATGCAACATGATCCGCACGTTCACCGTGTTGGATGTAATAGTCGACATAGAATGAATCGTTCACTCGCAAGGTGTCTAACACTTCTGCATATATCGTTAGATCTTCGGTAAAACTCAGTTGGTCGGCATCTCCGAATCGATAAGATGTATATGGGAACATTCCGAAAAACATTAATATCCCTCCTCAATGTCTGTTCTGTTGAGTGCGATGTCTTCCTTAAAGGTAAGTGACAGATCATACTCTACTGGACGACCGTCTTTGTGGTATGCCATACTAGACGGGTTATAGTTAGTAGCAATGCTCTCTAGATAACACTTCTTGATTTTGGTTCCGATCTGTACTTCCTTGCCCTCAGAGTCTGTCGACGTGAGTTCGATGTTGAACATCCACGGATATTTGTAACCGACAATCGTACCACCTCGGGCATTGATCGGTTCTGGAAATGCGTAGTGACGGAAACGGTAGATGATTGCTTCGACCATCTCTGCTTCTGCTTCACTGACTGGAATAAACTTGAACTGGAATTGGAACTGACGTAGGTTCACTCCCTTGAACATTGCACGTGTGTTCGGGTTGATCGTTACCTGTGCGGCAAGGTTCATTGCTCCACGTAGTTCATCTGGTAGTGCCTTGCCCACTAAACTCTGTGATGCTCGTAGAGTTGCGATTTTAGCAAGGTCGTTTCCGTTGGTAGTACCAGAGAATAGATCTCCGATCGACTTGAATCCATTGACTAGTGCCTGACCCACAACACCTGTGACAGAGCTGCCACTTTGAAATGCATTTAATGCAGCTGCACCTGACATGCCTAGGTCAACATTAGTGTACTGCATAGCATCATTTACTGCAAACCCAACAGGCAAGTAGAGAGCAATTTGTTCTGCTACTTGAGGTTGTGTCTTTGGTGCCATCTCTGGTGCTTCTGCATCACCTGCTTCTGCCGTCTTAGGTTTGTCACCTTCACCCATTTCCTTGAGAGTACTATCGGCAGATGCTTTTTCTGCCTCACATACCTTTAGTGCTTCTTCTGTTTGCTTAATCTCTGTTTGGCATTCACTAAGTTCTTTTACTGCTTGAATATTCTTAGCATTATTTGATCTACCCACCTTAGCATCAGATTTAAGTTCATTTATTAGTTTCTTGGCATCAGAGGCACGTGCCTTGAGTTCTATTAGTTTTGCTTCTAAATCCTTTTTCCTTTTCTCATACTCATCGGTAATCTTCTTTGCTTTCTCAAATTTCTTAGAGACACCATCAACTGACTCTGATCCTGCCTCTAAAGAGGATAATGTCTTGACGGGTTCAAACAAGATTTTAGTAGGGCATCGTTTACCGGCAGTTGTACCGTCCGCAGGGTACTGCAGTTTCCCAGACTTTTGCTTATTCTTTTTCTTTGCTTTGGTTTCGGTAGGTCCATCTTCACTACCACCGGCTGCACGTCGTATTTGTTCGGGAGTTAGTTTGTCACCAACCTTCACGTCAAAGATGTCGTCGTTATCTGCCATGAGAAAATCTCGTGTCTATAAATATGATTTAACTATTTATACACAAAATCCAAATGAAGACTTACAAGGGACGATACAAACCAAGTAATCCGTCGAAGTACGTAGGTGACGTTGATAACGTCGTCTACCGATCCGGATGGGAACGTCACGTAATGAAGTGGTGTGACAGCAACCCCGATGTCGAACAATGGATGTCTGAAGAACTAATTATACCATACATATGTGAGACTGACAAGAGACCTCATCGATATTTTATGGATTTTGTGATCAAGTATCGATCCGGTCGAGTGACACTGGTTGAGGTTAAACCAGAGAAAGAAACTAAACGTCCAGAGAAGAAGCAAGGCAAGTCACGACAAAGACTCCTCAGTGAAGGTCTGACGTATGTCAAGAACCAATCCAAGTGGAAGGCCGCATCCGAATACGCAAAGGATCGGGGATACCACTTCGAGATATGGACAGAGAAAGAACTCACCGCAATGGGCATCATGCCCAAATCAACGCAACGCATGCGTACCAAGAAACCCCTGAAAAAATTACCACCGTTCAGAAAAAAGAAAAAATGAGTATAAATAGAACCATTAAGTCTTAACAGAACGGGTACACATGTCTAATATCTTTCAACGATTAGAGTTACAGGCATTCCGTGCTGGGGTCACTCCACGTACTAAGGAGTCCCGTGCATGGTTTCAAAAGAAGATCAAGAACCTTCGTAGTATTAATCGTGAACAACTAATGAAAGAAGATCCTCTGAAGCAGACTTCAGAAGAGATTGTGGGTAGTATGTACATGTTCTTCTATGACCCAAAGTTTAAGAACGATCGAGTCAAACTACCGTACTTCGATTCGTTCCCTTTGGTTGTAGTTGTCGGTCCAGCAAAGGGTGGGTTCTTAGGATTAAACCTTCACTACCTACCTCCAGTGCTACGAGCAAAAATGCTCGACGCATTGATGGATATCACCAACAACGAGAAGTTCGACAAGACGACCCGATTCAAGATGTCGTATGAGTTGCTGGTTAAGACAAGCAAATTAAAATACTTCAAGCCGTGCCTCAAGCACTACTTGAATGAGCACGTCCAAAGTAGATTTGCAATGGTACCACCACCAGAGTGGGAAATTGCTACGTTCTTGCCGACACAGCAGTTCCGTTATGCAAGCAATGCGAAAGTTTACTACGACTCAAAACAAATGATAGGTGACTAATCGTGGCAGGGATAGAAGAATTAAAGAGCAAGGTGATCTCCAAGAACGGTATGGCATTCTCCAACCAGTTTGGGATCGAGTTGCCTAGTATCGGTGGAGAAGACAAAGACACCCTGAACATCCTATGTAAGACTGCCGAACTTCCTGGTAAACAGATCACTACAATTGATCGTAATATAGGATTGCAGTTTGAAAAAGTGGTAAATGGTTTCGCAGTACCTGACGTTGCAGTATCATTCATTATGTTGAATGACTACGGTGTCAAAAAATACTTCGATAACTGGACAAGAATGATGGTGGACGAAGAGGGTGGTCGAGTCGCATATAAAACCGACTACGCAAAGAAGATCACTATCCACCAGTTATCCAAGCCGCAGGTTCGACTAGGGTTTGACCTAGGACCACTTGATTTTAATTTCGACCTTTTCGGCAACTCTATATACAGTGTGGAGTTAGAGGATGCATTCCCGACATCGATCAATGCGATCTCTCTAGCAAACGACGCAGACCAGTTGGTTGAGTTCTCAGTACAGTTCTCTTTCACTCGATGGTCGGTCAAGCAAGACAAACGTGATAGTCTATCAGACTTCATTGACGCAAAATTTAATGTGAACTTGGGCAAGTACATTTAAATTATAGGATAAATTATGGCATTACCAAAACTGAACGACAACCCTAGTTATAGGGTTACGGTACCATCGACGGGACAAGAAACTTCGTTTCGTCCGTTCTTAGTCAAAGAGCAAAAAGCACTCCTTATTGCTTACGAGACGCAAGACAAGAAAGATATGATACGTGCTGTTTTAAAAACAATTGAAGCATGTATCGAAGAACCACTGAGGGGGAATCTTACAACCTTTGACGTGGACTATCTCTTTACAAAGATTCGTGCTAAGTCGGTAGGAGAAACCGCAGACATTCAAGTCAAATGTTCTAAGTGTGAATCGGTCAACGAAGTTTCGGTTGAACTAGACAATGTTACTATGTCTGGTGAGGTTTCTGAAAATGTAATTTCTTTGAACGATGACGTATCTGTTGAAATGAGGTACCCAACGTATGAGCAGTTTATGGATAGTCAGACACTTCTTGAAGATGGATCACCGACAGAAACTTTGATGGACTTATTGATCGTCTGTATGCAGAGTGTGCTTACAGAAGAAGAACGTATCGATATGTCTACAGAAAGTCATGCATCTATCAATGAGTTTTTAGAGTCAATGACTGCAGAACAATTCGAACGAGTGACTGAGTTCGTGAGTAATATGCCTACGGTCACGCAAGAAATTGCTTTCAAATGCGTTTCATGCAAGCATAAAAATGTACGAACCCTGAAAGGAATGGATGATTTTTTTTGATCAATCTCTCTCACGACAACTTGATGAACTACTATCAAGTTAACTTTCAATTGCTAACTAATTTCAGTTATTCGTTGAATGAAGTCGAAACAATGATACCGTGGGAGAGAGAGATTTATTTAACG